AAGTCGGCGCTTCGTTCAGTCAATTTGGTGTTTAACCGTTTTCGCATTTATCGTGAAACGCTTTCGCGTTTTTCGTGCGCCGCTTCACCTGCACAACGGTAGCCTCCGCAGTTTACGGTTTGGCCCTCGGCCTAAAATTAATTTTCCGTTGTATTTTTTAAGATGTTCACGCACATGTCTAACAAACTGGCGATGTTTGTGGTGCATGACGCAGAATCCTCCAGTGTAGTTATTTATGAGAAAAAGGGTCTTTAAAAACTACAAAAAATATTGTTTTTATGGCTTGACAAACAAAATTTTTATGATACAATATACAACTGAAAGGTTTAAATTTTTATGAACGTTACTACTATTAATCGTCCTACTAAGATTCAGCGTGTTTTTGATTACATGTCTGAGGGTCGCACTCTAACTCCCGGTATGGCACGGTCTCGTTTCCGTGTTCGGAACATCCGGGCAACGATGAGTGATCTACGCGGTGCATTTGATCGTTTTGGATATGGCTATGATGTCATTCGTGAGATGCGAAATGGCAAGAGCCACTACCGTCTGCGTAGTACTGTCGTCGCTAAACTTTACAGTTTAGCTTTTTCGGAACCCACCTCAAATTTTGAGGTGGGTTTTTTAATTGGTCCTAAATATAGGACGAGAGTATATTATGTCAAGAAATTTGTGTTGTTGCAATAAAAGACCTACACCAGAAGCATTCTGTTGCAACGATAAATTTTTTACAGATTTTATAACACTTTACGGCGATAACATGGCACAACATGCTGAAGTAAGTCCAAAGGATTGGATTGCTTTGTATGTTGAACGGCCGGGAACTGCTCCCGCTGGTTGGTTATTAAGCCCATTAGTATCAACTTCTGAAACTGGATTTCGTTGTGATTGTGCTTTAAGAGAATGTGGCGACACAACAAATCCATGTAGTTGTATAATTGATGATAATGAAGGATTTTTTGTAGTAGATGATGATCTTAGTCAAGAAGATGCAGCACAAGCAGCTATAAGGGCAAGACAAGTTTGTTGTACTACGTTTAATATGCTGACATCAAGCGATGGAGCCAAACCAGTTTATTTTGCATACAAATATTCTGGGTGTCACTTAATATGGTATCCGCGAGAATTTTCTTTTAATTATGATCCGCATGTAGCACAATGTAATGGATTTTTAACTAAAAAATCCGGGAATGGGAACTGTTGCAAATTCTTGTTTTAATTGGTCTGAACAAAGACAAGATGCAGGATCTCCTCCAAATTCTAGTCCTTCAGAATGTTATCAATCAAATACTGTTGGATATAATTCTGCATTGCCTTGTGCGTGTGCTCCCCATCCACATATTCATGGTGGAGTATGGAATTCGGTTTATAACACAATAAATGTAAAATTGACTCCGTATGCTTTAGGTTATATTTCTTATATGTTGCCATTTTAGCAAACCAATGAAACAAAATGAAGCTGGTTGCTGTTGGTGTGCAAATTCTTTTGGTAGCGATTTTAGAGCTTTTATCAATGCTAGAAATCAATGTTTTGCAAATTTATATCCATTTTCAGACAGTTCTGGTACAAATATATCATTGAATAAATCTTGTGGACCGGGATATGATTGTGCAAATATGCAAAATGGAATTATAAGTGCAAATCCGAGATATACAAGTTCTTGTTTTTCTCGCGGTATATCTCCATATTTATTGCGTCTTGCAAAAGATGATCATCGAATGGCATATGAAATATGGGGACATGGAAGACTTCCTACAACAATTAATGATTACGGTGTTGTATATCGACCAACAGATCTTGAAATAAAAAGAAATCAAAAAGATATTTCAATTAAATTTAAAAATATAATGGTCAAAAACAAAATTAAGGGAACAATATATTGGCACAGTTCATCTTGAGCATCATTTTGAAATGTATGCTTATCGTTCAGAAGATGGAAGTGCTGCTGTAGAAATACAATCGTTGCAAAATAATTGCAATTCATTAATAGCACCGTTTGAGTCATATGGTGGTATTGTAACTGAAGAGGTGCATCTACTGGCTATGATCGCTGGACACCGTGGAAATATGATTCATTTATGTGGCAAGTAAGAAGAGGTGTGCCACGTAGAGTAATGTATAAAGGTTCTGGCATTCCTTTATTCCATTTTGATTTGGTCAATATGGAAACATTTAGTTTAAAAAATGAAATTTTGTATGCTGGTGATTATTTTGATGGAACAAAATTTTTTAGAACACTATTATAGATATTTCTTTAGCTATGGTATATTACCGTCCCGGTATATGTGAATATCCCGGTGATATTCCAAATGCTCCTGAATGGAACTTTAGTCATCTTTAGATTCTTACAATTATGTAATTTCTTGGTTAGAGGAAATGATCAAAGCTGGAATAATTCAGATAAAAGATCATGCAATAGAAATATCAAAAGAAGTAAATACTTTAATAAGAGCTGGTGGTTATGATGATCAAGGTGATATTATAATTGCAGACGAGATAGATCTTGAAGTCGGAGGAACTGAAGGATATAGATCGTTAATTGATTTGTTTGGTGTTTCTGCTGGAACAGAGAACGCCACAAGTCCAAAAATAATTAAACAAGTTTTACTGAATACTGAGGGATTGGAATCATGGAGAGGACCTTCCAGTGATACTGAAACTTTTAGAGCATTCTTACCACGAAGAGCAATATTACCAGTAGGACAATCTAAAGCTGGTGTTACTGCATGGGGGTTTACCGGAAGCTTTGCGAGTCTTGAAGGAACTAATTATGGAATCACTGGATCTCCCAATAGAGTTTCCGAAGCAATTTCAGATTTGCCATTAATTTATAATATAAATGATGAAACTAGTATTTACAATGAAGTTTTGAATCCTCAAAAAGTAATTTGTGGTCTATACGGAACATTTATTATCGATGGATCTGGAAAATTATCTTTATTTGGTAACGATATAGAAGATAGATATGGAAATTATACTTGTCCAGATCCGTATGAAAATTGGCAATTGAGAGTAGGTTGTGTTCCTTATTATCTTAGAGTTGATTCTCTTTTTGAACTTGATGCAAATAATCAAGTAAAAGAAAGAGAATTAGAAAATGTGCCAGATGGAAATGTTATAGATGTTGCGTACAGAAGAGACTTTGCTGTAGCTTTATTGGATCTTCAACAGGGAGCAATTGCAACCGATTGTTTGCAGGGCGAAGATATGCCAACAAACATTTTATTTACTCCCGCATTTGAAAATTCAAGTACATATCAATTTGATACCGATGGAGTGAATGGAAATGTAAATGGAAATAATGAATTTATTACTCAAGGTGGAGCAAAAAGATGTGCTATAGAAGAACCATTTAATCAAGGTTTTTTGCAACCTCCTGTACCGGGAGGGACCTAGAGTTAATATAGATACGCTGAAAACCAAATGCATATAGACTAAAATCTTGGGGCTCGATGTCTAAAATATGGAACATTCGGTGGGTCCAATATTCAAGGTTCTTCTAATAATAATTGTGGGGATCAAGTAGAGCCGATAAATTATTTAAGATCAAATACAGAAATAAATCCAGTTTTAGACGGAGGATTTTCTAGAAGATATCCGGGAACAAATAATTCTTTTATTTGGACAGCAGTTTCATCTGGAATAAAACATTTGCAGCAATTGATGATTTTGGTGGTTTGTTTATAACACCACAGAGTGATAATACTTATAAACAATCAGAAAAAGGACTGGGTGTAACATATGCATCTGTTTATAAACAAGCATCAGATATTGGTGACTCATTAAATGAATGCATAGGACATAATGGTGTTGGCAATAAATTTAATTATTTCCCGCATATTCCACGACCGGGTTATATAAAAGAAAATGAATGGAATCAAGCTTTTTATAATAATATTACTTTACATCCAAGTAATTATGCTCCTTACGGAACATATAAACAATTATTATGTGATTGCCCTTATGGTCTAACTTGTCCTCCTCCACCACAATTTGGAGTTGTTTGTGAAGGACCAATACATCCTTTAGATGGTCCTGTAGGATGTTGTACTTCTGTAATGGATAAAGATTTAACATGTATTTTATTTGGTAGTTTGGTAGATCATGGAGCCCTTGATAATTTTGGAAATGAAATATTAATTCCTGAAACTGATACTCAACCAAAATATACAAAAGTTGCATGTGGATTATATAATACTTTATGTTTAACTAATGAAAATAGATTAGAAATATACGGTTCGTATATTAGAGTTAAAACTGATGGAGAACCATTAGTTGACGATCAGCATCCGGGCATGACAGCATTTATCCCACAGACATTATTATTGAAGGCCGGAACATGGGGTGTTACATATGCTTGCAATCAAATTTATTGCCGAGGAGCCACACATAGTCCTATATTGGGATATAGATATGATCCTCCAAGCCCATCAAATATTATTACGGATATAAAAAGTTCTGGTGATTACAGTATGTGTGTAACTGCAGACAATAAGGTGCATATCTGGGGAGAAGCTAGCATGGTTCCGGGTGCATTTGATCCTAACACATACAGACCCGGCAATAAAGATTACAAAGTATTATCGTTTGATAATGTAACTGAAATAGTTTCAGTAGCTGCTGGTGTAAATTCAATTTATATTCATTACAAGAAAAATTTAATAACAAATACAGATACAGGCTTCCCTTATAAAGCTTCAGTTACATATGAATATACACGATATAATATAAACGGAATAGAAACAGAAGTACCAGATGATGTTGAAAACTCAAGAATTGTTGATATGGATGCAGGATTTTTACATGCAGTTGCAATTTATAGTAAAAAGTTTTCAGCAAAAACTTGGAAGGCTCAAGATTTTGCCACGGATACTTTAAAATATCAATTTAAAAACTTAGTAGTCTTCCATTTTATTTAAGAAGACAAGCTTTTTTCCATGCTCTTCCCGGTGGCTGGGATTATTCAAAATGGTTATTTGGTGGAGTATGTTGCTCACAATTAGATGGAGTAAATAATCCAGTTGCACAACCAGATCCTTGCTCTGCATTAGAGATTTAGCTACTTTTAAATAATAATTCTGATGATATACAATTATCCTATAGTTGGAAATCCATATTTGTATTGGATGCGAGTTGATTGGCGAAGAAAATACAAATCAATCATTTAGATAATTTAAAAGGAGTTGGAAAATTTTCAGATTTAGAAGATTCCTGTAGACCAGATCTAGGATTAGATCTAGAATCTGGAGGATCTAATTTTCTCTTTATGAAGTAGTGCTATTGGAACATGTTTGAATAGAGTATGGAGTCCGGCTTGGGCAGCGGGAAGACCGACTATATCTAAGGTCAGAAATGATAGAAAGTGGCCTATTGTGGGGCCTAATGGTTCTAATTGTTGGCAGAAGTACACATGTACCACAGATGCTTCATATGCAAACCCCAGAGTAAATCCACCAATTGCTTTGACAGCAATAGGTGTTGATACCCCACCAAGAATTGGATATAGAGCAACAAAAGATCTTTTCCAAAAAATGACAATTTTTATGCCGAAATCGTGGAAAGTCTGTGGGAACAAATAATACCTTGCAGACTTGTGGTGTAGCATCTGGTGCGGCTTGGAGTTATTTCAAATACTCAGAAAGACACTATTATTTGGGATATGATGAAAAATAAAAGATACTTGGGAAATTTATGAAAATCCCAGATTTTTTGCGTGAAACATCGGAAGCTTATTTCAAAGGATTGAGACCCGGGGAAGAAAGACAATTTTATGGAGGTTGCACATTATTCGGGTTTGGGGGCAGGAACTGGTCCCAATGGAGGCAATTGTGCAGGCTGCAGTGGGTATTATGGATTATTTGATTATCCTTTAACTGGACCAAATTATGGCATAGAAAATGTCATGGAAACTCCAGGTGTAATAACTGCAATTGATGCTCGGGTCACAATTAATAATGCTTTAATCGAAAGAACTTTCAACCCGAATGGACCATTCTGCGATGGTTGTTTTGCAGAATTTAACAAGAGATCAAGGTATTAAACAACTCGGTCCCGGTGGATTTCAATTGGCAGGTCCGCAAGTTGATCTTCAGCCCATTTTGGAAATGACTTATAAACATTATTACAATAGAACTATTCGAAGAACACAAAAGCCCAAACAATTATTATTGAAAGCACATCTACAAATCTATCAGCAGCGACAACACCCCCGAAATAGTCCGGGAACCGATTATCCAGAAAAAATCTTTTACAGAAGTTCTAGCAGATCCTACTTATACAGAAAATATGCTCCTTGGAGATATTCTAGTTCTACAAAATGGATTCCAATTTGTTGGAGAACACCTTTGTTCTTCCAGAGACGGTAAACGCAAATAATTTATCATCGAAACAACTTTATTTTAATTATAGCGTCCCGCAGGGAAGTACCAGATATCAACTATCTGAAAACAAATCCGGCGCACTAAAACAGAACAACTTTATCATTTATATGATATGCCTATAGTTTTTGAAGGCACAGATCCACAGGATACAATAAGATTTGTTGATGAATTTATAACCAATTTAAATTATCCAAACTTGGTTGAATTGCAAAAAGGTGTATTTGAGTTCTTTATTTGGTGCAAAACAAAATATAGTGATGAAACAGTTTATATGCTATTTGAGATATACAAAGTTGATGAAAATTTTAATCAAACATTAATTGCACGTACATTAGCAGATACTCCAGTAGGAGCAGCCGTTAATAATAATACGGTTGAAGGTGAGGTGATGTTATAGGCCCAGACGAAATCAAAGCAACTATTAACTCATGCTTATTTGGATCAAAGCGTTTCTATGAATCTTTCCGACAGACTTTTGGTTAAAATGTACATTAAGAGGTGGAAATGACAGCACAAATCAAGATATTGGTGATGCGTTAACAATTTTATATGAAGATGACAGTAATGCTACTGTAGGATCGCCACCTATACAAACTAATGTTTCAAAGTATACGAGAATGCAATATACTCATGTTACTGAAGATATAAATCAAATTTGCTTTGTTGGATTTAATCCCGAAGATAATGCTATTATTCCAGCAACACAGGTGGATCCAAACATTGTAAAAATAATGCCAACAACTCCGCTTACTATTGCTGGTCACTCCAGTTCGTTGCATAGATACTGCTTGCTGCGACTGATAAATAAAGGTGAATAACTATGGCAACTTTATATAATCATTCTCATTTACTTTCAATACGACGGGCATGGTTGGTTCTGCGGAAAACCAATGCAATTGTTTTTAGACAATGATGGAAAAATTATAAACAAATAAAATAGAATATGGAGTTTATAATAAAATTATTGATCTTGAATTTAAAAAAGTTTTATTCATAAAAAAACATAATATTGGTCTTGGTGATATAATTGATTGGATAACTAGAATTACTAGAATTAAAGATTTAATAATTTATCTAACTAAAGAAATTGTGGTTGTGAAGCCAGAAGAATAAAATTTAATAAATGGTTTAAATTTTATTGGTTTTCTATAAAGTTTAGAGAAATTTATGCTGATGATTATAATATTATTCCTAAGCATAAAAAATTAATTCAAAATATAGTTCCAGTTCAAGAGCCACCAAGAAAGACAGACAACAAGAGCACAGAAAAGTAAATGTAGTAGAAAAACCTGTCACAGAAGCACAGGTTAAAAAATCATGTAATTGTGGCCGCAAGACGTTGACAAATTTAAAAAAAGGAGTATAATATAAACATGAAAGACGCATTAGTTAAATTTAGATATGGCGAAGAAGTTATCTGTCAGTTAGAGGATCTGGGAATCAGAGTATCATATAAAAATTGTGCTACTTTGCTTCCTATGGAGAATCAAAGTTGGCATCTGGTAACTTGGATGCCATACAGTAATGCTAGATATGGAGTTTCAATAAACAAAAACGATGTCTTATTTGTTGTTGGACTTGAAAAAGATATGCAGCAGTATTATGATAAATGGAAAACAGCCTTGAATGGACAAAAGATGAATACATAATCTAAATAAATTTGATGTATAAGGGAGAATACTCAAAACTTAACCCCACCGGACTGAAAATACTATATCAGTCCGGTGATGTTGTTTTATTTGAAGGTAATTTATATAAGGCTCAAAAAATTACTCAATTATCGCCATTTCAAGATTCTTTGGCTTGGTCTTTTATTGGTGAAAGCAGATTATTCTCTGGTATTGAGCCACCAATTGATCCAGTGGAAGGCCAGCAATGGGAAAAAGACGGAGTAGTCTATACCTATTATTTTGATGGCGACAATTACTCTTGGGTTGAGTTTTGATTAAACTGTAATTAACAGTTTCAATACATTATTTTTTTCAAACTTTAAATAAAATGCTGATGGAGCATTCTGATTTCGTAAAAATATAAAAGAGCAACCGTCGAAACCGGGAACACCGTTTAAATAATAATAATCATTTAGTGGAATAGAACAATCTTCATCATAGAATGGTAGAATTCTCCATCCTACCAAAGATGAATCCGAAAGATCTATTTTGATATTTGGCATTGTCGCTGTAACATTAGTATCGTAAATTTTAGTGTTAGTTACAATATTGTCAATATAAAGCGATAATAACCTGAGTTGTCTGCGGAACAATAGCAGCATTTATATCTTCTATTGTCAATTCATTTCTGTAACCTATTTTTGCATATGAATAATAATCTACGGATACTGATAATTTATCATAAGCATATGGATTTAAAACTGCTTTAAAATTATCTGTTTCACGAGTAGCATACCAATCGTAATAATTGGTAGAATCTGTTTTAGCCCTTGAATATCTTTGGTGTAGATTTTGATCTACAAATATATCCACAGTTTCTTGATTGGTATTGATCTTTTTAACTACCCCATTTTGGAATTTGCTTTGGGATAATGTGTTCAAATCTGGAACACCTCTCATTAAAAGATTTATTGTCTTTTTCTGAAAGTACATATTTTCATTTACAATACTATATGCTGGATCCAGAACGACTATTTCTTGACCATTATTTAATTTGACAAAACTGTTAATTAAATAACGGTCTGTATTAGCCTTTGTATCTAAAACTTCAATGTATTCTTCAGAATTAAAATCTTCTCCATATATGCCAAAAAATTCTAAATTATAGGGTGTATCATTATTAAATTTTGAAACAAAGTATTGAGCGGTTACTCCCTTAGAAGTAGAAAAATTTAAAACTGTTTTAAAGTTATAATTTTTATATGAACCATCTGTCAGACTTGCAGAATAAGATACACCAGTAAAATTTAAAAAATTATTATAAGCACCAGTATATCCAGAAAGTTTGTACACGCCTTCAAAATTATATTTTGATTGTGTCAATTCGTCATAATAATTTCCACCAGAAACTGCAAATGTATTTCCAGTTCCAAGTTTTGCAAAGAACCGTTTTAAAAGTTTTAAATCAGAAGCATTCGAAGTATTAGAGTAATCTAAAAAAAGTAACTCCATTTTTATATAAATTTGGAGCACTTTCCATTAATCCTTTTGTCATTGTAGGATCTGAAGTATTTCCCTACAAATTCTGTAACAAAAAGTTCTGTTGTTTTTACAACAGTTAATGCATCTTCACTTGACTTTAGCATATTTTGAAATTGTCATTGGTCATTATGAAGCATAATAGGTTAGAACTTGTGATCCCTTGGCAGAAGCAAATACAGAATTTAAATTTCCAACATTTAAGAATAATTGCTCTCCGGGATCCAATTCATAACCCACCAATGAACCAGTTGTGCTGGTTCCAATGTAAATTATTTGAGTATTAATCGAAGAAGATTTTAGATTAACTCCAGCTGTGCAAGTAAACCCTGAAACAAGGGCCGCAGCAGACGCTGTAAGCGTCTTGGTTCCAGCAGTGCCGGAAGTAGGTCTTACCAGACCAAAGGCCGCTAAAGCCGAATAAACGTCGTTTACCTTGCCGTAAATAGCAGTCATGCCATTCAAAATTGCAGTATCATTAATAGCAGCTGTTCCGGAAACAGTTACTGCAACTGGAAGACCACCAGAACTTCCTTCAATTCTGATTGAAGTTGTTGCGCCTGCATTTTGAACCCCAACATTTGTTCCAACATTAACGGTAAGTGCAGCATCTTGCAGATAAACTTTTAATGCATCGCCAGATACTCCAATTGCTGTATTTCCAGTTGTGACCAAGAGCGGAACGAATAAATGTAGAACCACCAGCACCATAAACAGTAATACTATCTCTTGTGTAGTTTCTTGCTATACCACCAGTTATAGAAACAGTTCCGCTTACACCAGATACTGCAACGGTTCCTTGAACAAATACCGGATCCCCAGCACTATTACCAACTACAATTACTGGATTTGTAAAATTTACAATATTTGCTGTAACGCCAGCAGATAAGATTACGGGAAGTGGCGCGGTTGAAGTTACCAAACTTGCACTGGATGTATTTCCAAATGCTAATTTAAAATTTGATAATGACTTCCACTAATTTCATTAGTCTTAATGGAAGCAGTTGCGCCGGATGAAACATTAATTACAAGATTGTCTGCCATTTATGCTCCGAATCAAAGATATTTAGATGTATCCAACTATTGATAAATTTTATAAATGTGGTATAATATTACTATGTATCTAGATGACAAAGCAAAATTATCGTTTTCCTCAAAAGTTCTAGAAAGAGTCCAAAAAACAAAATTATCATATATGGATTGTATACTTGAACTTTCCGAAGAAATGGGCATAGAACCATCGGCTGCTGGCAAACTTTTAACCAAGCCAATTATTGAAAAAATTCAAGAAGAAGCAAAAGAAAAGCATCTTTTGAAAAAAACCAAAGGTAAAAAACTTCCTTTAGAGGATTGACAGAGCACCATAAATATAGTAGAATAGACAGCTCAGGAATAGTCCTGAGTATTAAACAGGTCCGGGTAGTTCCCGGAGAAGAAAGGTTATATGAGTTCATTTTCAGATTTTAAGAAGCGTAGTAAGAATTCCGTAGAAGATCTCAGCAAGAAGCTTGAGAGTCTAAACACCAAGGACAATTACAAGGATGATCGTTTCTGGAAGCCCGGTCTGGATGCTTCCAAGAATGGTTATGCGGTAATTCGATTCCTTCCCCCGGTTGAGGGCGAGGACATCCCGTTCGTTAAGCTTTATAGCCACGCCTTTCAGGGCAAGGGTGGTTGGTTCATTGAGAATTGCCGCACTACTCTTGGTGAGAAGTGCCCAATTTGCGAAGCCAACACTGAGCTTTGGAACAGCGGACTGGAAGAGGATAAGGACATCGCAAGAAAGCGCAAGCGTAAGCTGAATTACATCAGCAATATTTTTGTTGTCAGCGATCCTTCCAATTCGGAGAATGAGGGAAAGGTTTTCCTCTTCAAGTACGGCACCAAGATTTTTGAGAAGGTTCAGGCTCTCATGAGGTCCTGAGTTCAAGGATGAAGTTCCGGTTGACCCATTCAACTTCTGGAATGGAGCCGACTTCAAGCTCAAGATCCGAAATGTCGGAGGCTATGTCAATTACGATCGCAGTGAGTTTGCTGCACCAGCACCTTTGATGGGCGGTGACGACAAGAAGCTTGAGCTTCTTTGGAAGAAGCAGTATGCGCTCAAGGAGTTTATTAATCCTTCTAGCTTCAAGTCTTACGAGGAGCTAAAGGAGCGGTTTAAGAAGACTGTTGGCGATGATATTCGCGAGCAGTTTGACGAAGCCACTGTGAGAACCGTTGAAGATGATTCAACGGTTGAGCAAGTTCCTTCAGAGGATATGGATACTCTGGATTACTTCAAGTCGCTTAAAAATAAGCAGGACTGAGGAAAGCCCCCGAAAGGGGCTTTTTATTATCCTCTCCAATACGGCATTCCGCCAATTTGGTTTGCCGTCATGTCAAACAAAGATTGAGATTCGGAAACAGTATAATGTTGATCATTAAAATCTCTTTGTTTTGTATTATCTCTTTGATAATCTAAAACATTTTGAATACTTTCAAAGGCAGGCTTTAAGGCCATATAGCTTTGTTCAGCCATATTTTTTTGATGTATTTCTTGTGTTTTTTCCACAACTCTATTTTCAATTGCTTTTAATTTTTGCTCATTAGCAGATAGCTGGTTTACAGTCTCTGACATTGATGAAGCTACTTTTTACTTTTTGTCCTACAACATTATCATCAACTTCTGATTCTTTGAATGCTTGTTGCATAAAATTCATAGATTGAGCATTGACTGAAGGCTGGGTCTTCGTTTGTTCCACTTCTGGTTTGGCGAGAAGGGGAGGAGGAGTCAAAGTATTCTCTTCATCTGGTTTAGCCAATAGCGGGGGTGGCGAAGATACGGCCGTTACCGAGGATTGTGATATAGTTTGTGGATTGCTTTCTTCGGGAGTTTGAATTATAGGCTCTTCTGAAGTTTCTGTAGATTGCGTTTCATTTGGCATGGAAAGATAAAATGGAACCCCATTTATATTTGATTTTTCTGGTGAATTATCTAATCCAAATATTGAATTTATGTTTTCTTCCATTTTATCCCATAGACTTTCTGCTTAGTTCTTCTTGTTTTTTCTGAGCTTCTTCTTCCAAATAATCTTTTAACATGTTTAAATAAATTTCATATTCCCAAGGATACATGTTTTCCACTTCAAACAAAGATAATTTTTTAGTATTTGTTAGAATGAATAAAGTTTTATAAAAATCAACTAAATCAAAATACATCACACTTAGGTAAAAAAACGGAGAAAGCCCTCCAATTTAATTTGATCCGAACCTGTATTTAAGATATAAAATAATCTAGGAGAATTTTTTATAAATTCAATAATTTTTTTATTGTCTTTAACAGTTATTTCTTCTAATATTTTATTTAATTCTTGAGTTTTTAACAATGTCAAATCATATCTAAATTTATTGATTGTAATTGATTTAATGCATGTTTTAATTAATGATTCCTCATTAATTGTTTCTAGTAAAAAATAATCTTTTACTTTTGGTTGTGACAATTCCAATATGATTCCAGAATCTGTCGAAACTGTATCTTTTAATTTACCTTGATTTATCTGTATTTCGTTTATATTCATCGTGCCAAAAACAGGAGGCGTACTATCAACTTTTAATTTAATTTGTTCCTCCACACTTTTAGCACGAATTTGCAAAAATAAGAATTCAAAATCTGCAAGATATAAATCTTCTGCATTTCCTATATTAGAACAACTTTCTAATAATTTACAAAGGTTTTTTAATATCATCCCAGTATGTTTTTCCTGAGAAATTAAAGTTATAATTTTTTGGTCTTTAACTTTAAATGGATGATACTCTATTTCTTTGTTTGAAATCGGAAGAGTAGTTTTATAGTGCGGTTGAGAATCACGTAATTGTTTTAATAAATCGTCTAACATAATATTTTTAAGTTGTTGGTGGGCTGAATGTATACTCTAAATGCAAATCTAATAATAGCTGTCATATAACTATTAACCTTTGTTGTACTCAGTTGAATTGGTGCAATTTCAACAGGAAATGCTTCTTCAAATGTATAAACTCCCTTTACATTTCCATTTAAATCTAATAGATCAACTTTTAAATAGCTATTAGCATTTCTGACAGAATCGCTATAAAAATTAGTGTACCAAAAATTGTTTTCTCTATATATAAAGCTTTTTTCATCCAATCATTCATTCCCTGTAAAAACTTTAAATCTCCAAAAATCGGAAATGTGATCTGGACTCCTCCTCTATAGCTTAGGCCCCTAGGAACAGTTCTACCACTACCGGGACCAGCCAGACCATCTGCTTGTGTTATTAATGATACATTTGGCAGCAGAACATTTTCTGCATAATAACTTTGTTTGCCACCGTTAGACGAATCTGTTGCATTTGCCCCAGTATCGTCAAATATATCCGAATATATTGTAACCAAATACCTATTATCTCTCTGCATTCCTCCAGCGAAGGTAATTTTATTTTTTAATGCAGCGATTGACATGTTAGTTGCCATGAAATATTTCCTCTTCCGTTAAAATTTTAAATTCTATGTTATGCTTTTGGCAAAATCTTTGAGCAGCTTCCCATTTAGCTTTATTGATTGCAAACATTAATCTTTCTTTACCGGAAGCAGATTCTCTAAGCTTTACTTGTTTTTTTGGTTTGACTTCAATTAACATGCTCTTTTTTTGATGGGCCTGTTCCACCTGAACTAAAAAATCTGGAATGTATCTGTGTACCTTTTTGTCCAAAGGGCTCACATATGGTATTTCAACTTCCTCAAAAGACCACTTTATTACTTTTGAATTTTCATCCAAAAATTTGCAGACTCTTCTCTCCCACAAAGAACGGCATGTTAATTCTTTCTTTGTGCCTATGTACTTATTTGGATTTTTTGGTGTAAATCTAGTTTTATAGGCCATTTTCAAAAATTATTTAGACGCCAACTTACCTAAATAATTTCATAAATGGCAATTGAACTAAGATACCCTCTAACTGATATTTATGCCGCTGAAATACCCTTTTGGTGCATATTCAGCTGTTCTCCCTATTCGGTGATCAATGAATACCGAACAAGAGATGCAATAGGCATAAACGCTAATGTAAAGATAGCATTGCCATTTACTAGTGAACCAAAAATGTCACTTAAGCATGAATTTTCCGAAGGAACCAATCCTGTTGGACCCGTTTTAAGTATTGCTGGCCTCAAGAACAGCAGTGGCGGTGAGTTGGCATTACTAGATAGACTTGCGGCACCAGCTGCTGCTTTCTATGAAGCAGCCTTTACAACAGATACCTACAGAAGATTCAGTAACGTGACTGAAGCTACAATGACCAGTGAAGCTAGAAGAAACTTTGTTTTTAGATATCTTTTTGTACCAAAAGATGATGGGGAATCAGTAGTGGTCGATCAAATTGTGAATACTTTTAGAAATTATTCATATCCTAAAGTCGTTCCCAATCTTCCAGAAAGATCATTCCCGCAAAATCTTTGGACAATAAAGGCCATAAGTAATGCTGCTAACTCTGATTATCTTACCTCTAGTTGGCTAGGAGAGCCATTGCCTTGCGTTCTTACCAGCATGGAGGTCGATAAGGGTGATCCTAGCGATCCCGTTTTAAAGGTATTGCCAAATACCAGAGCTGTCGCTACCTTACTTACAGTAACTTTTGCAGAGTTTGAAACTGGTACATTTGCCCCAAATTACCAGAATGGTAAATTGCTATCTAAATCAGAGGTGTCGTTTCTTGAGATGCAGTAGGATGAAATATTTTTCAAATTTTCCTAAAGTTAAAGATACTATAAATGGTTTTCAATATGAATTGCTGGACATTAGTTATAGCCCATCCACTGATTACGAAGATTATGAAACAACAAATACTGCTTTGCCTCCAGTAAATGAGGTAGGATTACTTTCATTAAATCTTTATGAAGATGCAAATAATTTTTGGGCTATCTTATTTGCCAATGATGAAATAAATCCTTGGAAATTTTTACAAGAAACCCCATCTGCGTATAATCAAAGAAATAAAAATTTTTACGGATTTTTTGCAAAGTATGCCTCAAGCAATAAACTAAACCCAAATGCTCACGTTGTTTTCCACCCAGAAGATATAATTGTTCGTGGAGATTATGGAAATACTGGTTTTACAGCCGCATCGTCTATTTTTACCGATTATGACACTTTAAATGATAATGACTATAATTTAGATACATGGTTTGTGCAAACAGCATATAGTGATACCAAAAAGGCAAAAGTCACCAAAAATTTAAATGCTGGCAATACGGGGACTCCTATAATTGGTGAAGGAGAAAATATTTTAATATTGCGTAAAGGTGATACTGGATATTACATTTTAAATAATCCATTTAGTGCAACAAGTAAAAATGTAACAACACTTACCAATTACAAATATGCTCAATCACCAGTATATTTCAATAAAATTGGTAAATCTGATGTAATTTTATCTCCTTCGGATTATATTTCTGGTACTGACACTCTAATTACCGTGATGGCAAATAATGCACCGGATGCTCCCGGTATTGCTGCATATGGTGATTACACTCCTATTGTAACGAAAACTTTTTACGAATACGAATACTTTACAAATAATAATTTTAATTATTTGAATCCTGCATCTTTTAGTAAAATTTTAGGTAAATTGAGTTAATATGGCTTCTAATCCAATTGATACGGTAATATCATCTATTATTTTAAAATCAAATGATAATGTCGAGTTTGATCTTGATGTTTTTAAAAATAATGATTTTTGTCAATTTGAGCGGCTGGAAATGGAAGAGAGTGTATTGAATGTATTTCCTAAAGGCGCTTTAATTCTTAGAGATAAAAGCGATATAATGACTTATATCGCTATTAAACAAATAAAAAGTCTTCAAGTTGAATTTCAAAATGGTGAAAAGTTTTTATGGTATATTACTCTTTAAATTATACAAATAACGCAGCATCTGAAATTGATCAAAGTTTTGTTGTTGTTTACTTTACAAATAGCATATATCATCAATCACAAACAGTATCTTTTTATGATGAAAAGGTTTTTGAGATTAATCCTGAAACTGAACAAGAAGAAGAAGTTAGCTCAACCTCTCTTTGGCCGTTTTCATATCCATTCGTAACAACTCCTGATCATATTTTAAAAACATATGGAACTAGAGCAGTTTTCAGATAAACCTTTGTTTGCGATAAGAGATTCGAAGGAGAAGAAGTAAACTTAAAAGGATGTGGTGTAAATCTATTTGTTAAAAATACACAAGAGCCAATTCAAATTATGTTTTATTTAGACCAAGAATTAGCAGATCCAGAACGAGTTGAGCAATATCAAACAAATATTATTACATATTTAAATTATATCTTTTACATATGCAGTCAATGAAGATAATAAAGCCTTATTATCTTGTTCTGGACAGATTTTTCAAATTGCTTGAACTATAAGTTTTTTGATTTAAGAAAAGATCTTGAAAGTGGTAAATACGGCTTCGATAAAAGATAATACTGATACTGGAAAAATTGAAGCTTATGCTGTTTATAATTCAGATGATATTGGAAGAGTCTTTCAAAATAGAAGATCAAGATGTAATTTGTAAAAAAGTTTATGTGATGATAACAAATCCATCACATAGTATAGTTGATAAAAATTATTACTATATTCGAAGCTACTCCAATTTATTTGGAACAATCAACCCACGAATTATCTGGCATCAGTAAGTGATGTTGAAAGATTAATGTCGCCATATTTGAGTGAAGCATGCAAACACAACTCATTGACTACAATAACAACATATACAACTAATGATTCTCCGGGTGTAACATATGCATTTAGAATCGCAAAGTAAAAAAGATTCACAATTTAATCAACCTTACCAGACCAAGGATTCTGGGGATACTGCCAAGGATTTTAATATTCACAACGTAACAAACAGTAAACATTACCGACGCTGTTGGTTCTTATGAAAATACATTAAATTACATAGAAGCAACCCCATCTGGGTCATCAGAGATGCTTATTTCACAGAAGCAGGGGAACAACCTTTATATCCGTTTAATGACAATCGATATATCTGGCAATTCCAATATGATCATACGAGAACACATCCTAATATTATAAGAGGAGTCAGCTGGAGGCAAATACCACAGTTTCAGAAAAAGATTTTTATAATGATATCACGAGAGGTTTTAAATGCGCCAAGCGCAGGATCCGAAGAATCTGATATTAGTTCCGATCTAGCTAAGAAACGAATTGAAAGCGAGTAACCCTCAATAAGGTCATGGAAGCAAAGTATACTGCATATGCAGGAGCAAGAATTTCTATGATAACCATAGAAGAGTATTGCTAGAAAAAGTTGAAAAAGAAAAACTTTGTATGCAAACGTCCTATGCTGCATTGGAAGGGAAATAGTCAGATAAAGAAGATTGGTTCTTTGCAAAAGTAACTGGATTTGCAAAAGATAGAAGACAGATATTAGAACCAAATCTGGAACCAGCAGATAGCATCTTTAAATAATGCTTGGATTTACTCGTGGAAACGACTTGGAGCCCGGTCCAATTATTGGTGGCCTTACAGGATCAACCGGGAGCAAGGTGGAAATAGAAGCTTCTATGCATAGTATGTTCCACGGCTGGACTTTTGAGCCTAAATGTTATGGCTCCACTGGTATGCCAACAGATGCAGATGTAACTAACATGATTGCTGGTAAAGGATTTACAGGAATAAGCACTTGGGCGGTAAATCTGAACGAAAGACTGAATTGCGTAACCAATAATAATAGTCTTATTTCTTATCTCGGTCCCGGTATAAACGCTGATAACTTGGCTGAAATAGTAACTTTAAACTTAAACCAATTGGATATACTGGCGCACTTCATACAGGTCAGAATAAAGGTAGCTGGGGAACAAATTGTTAAAATGTTTAAGATACCAGTAAATGAACTTCGTCAAATGGGAGCATTGTTGCCTGTTGTCGGCGTTTGAAGGCGAATATGTTTATTACTTTGACAAAGAAATGCGATAGATGGAGCCTGCTAATGTCTAAAAAAATAACAGTTCTCGGTACAAATGTTTTAAAAGTTCAAACTGGAAATGCAATTTCCAATAGAAATGAATATATTTGCGCCAATAGTGATATAACTAAAGGCAAGCAAACTGCTCCAACTGATTTGCAGGAATGTTATGATCGTTATCCAGAATTAAAAAAATAGCAATGGCTCTTCGGAGTAGGTACTAACTTATAGTTTACCTGCTTCTTTTGGTCTCAGCGGCTATACTGGTGGTATAATCCCATGCGGCATAAGTGGAGCAAGCGGCTTTGGTATTGCTGGAGCAACTAGTGGCGGCTTTACTTTAATCTTTAATGATCCTGATAGAGAATGTACAAAAATTGCTCAACTGTTGGGAACAGCTTGGATGGGTTGTTATTGGCCAGATCCTTTGGCTAATTTTAGTTGTAATTGTCCCCTGTATGGGGATATGTATGAAAATTATCTAAAATATAGATTAAGTTCAGCTACTTTCTGGGCTACTCCTCTTGCAAACACCAGTTTACAGACAACAATTTGTAGAATCTGTAAAAGATCTAGTTGAAATTACAGTTACCGGAGATTTTTCTCAAAGACCCGGAGATATAGTTTATCTAAAGGCAGATAATTTAACAGGATTGGTAACTGAATCTGATTCTTTGCCAATTGAAAGTATTAAGAGCGGGGTATTATTATATTTTAAGAACCAAAAATGTCATCAAAAATGATGGCAACACACACAACTATTATCTCTTTGAGTAAATTTTTGGCTAGTAGATTCTATCCATCATATCAATCTTACTGCTCCTTATGAAAGTGTATCTTGATTTGATAGAATCGTCTAAATATTGTTGTAAATGCAAAAAGTAGATTTTGATATACTTTTAACACCATCAGCATCAACTAGTACTCTTAAAGACATATCTTTAATTGAAGGACTAGCTTCTGTAGCACAACAAATTAAAAATGTTGTTTCTATGAGTGCTAAAGAACTTCCCTTTTCTGATTTGGTTGGAGCCAATGTTCGGGATTACATTTCTAAAAATAGATTATATGATATTTTTTGAACGAGAGCATAAATTCTTCTGTAGCATATGCTGTTAAAAATATTTTTAATATATCGTCAACAATATCTTCTTCTGGATCTAATCCCGGAATTATAACTATAACAATAAAATTTGATTATAAAACAAGAACAACACAGTCCACAAATAATATAGTAACAGTGGAGGTTGCGACAACTCTATGAGCTACGATTACACAAAATCTGAATATCGGAAAATTAGACTATGAAGGAATTAAAACTAATTTAGTCAATTTTTTAAAATCCCAACCAAAATTTGAAAACTTTGACTTTGATAATGAATCTTCGTCATTAAACATTTTTTTAGATATTTTGGCAACAAATACAGCGTACAATGGTTATTATCTTCATTCTGTTTTAACAAACGCATTTTCGACAACAGCTAAAACTAAAAGAGCTTTGCTTTTGAATGCTGCGTTATCTGGAGCATTTGATTCCGGATAATTCCTCTGCAAGATGTACTGCTACCGTTACTAATTCTTCCAGCACGAGATTAGAATCATTTTCTACATTCAACGCAATACGAACTAACGGAAGTCCCTGTTTTTTCTATAATTTGGAACCTATTTCACAAACTACTGAACCAAATACTGCTTCTGTTACACTTATTGCCGGAAAAAGAGTAACACAATTTTCTAATTTTGATTATACCAATAAAGTAATCGAAATACCTTTAATTTATGATCCTGAATCTTTAGTTCTCCAAGTCCAAGAAGAAGTTGATGGAAATTTTGAATTTGTTACGTGGACTAAGATTTCAAGATATTCAAACACATCTGTTGAAAATTCTGGTGGAAAAGTTTATACTATAAAAAATGGTCCAAATTCTTATTATGTCACCACTAATATTCCGGGTGCTGTAGTACCATTCTGGTGCAGTTAGAGTTATAGGAGTTGAGTCATTGGGGTCATTAGGTAATGGTGCTACAATAACTGGTTGTAGGGATTCAGCTGCAATTACAGTTGTAAGTACAAGTTCAGTTGCTAGGAGGAGACCGATTCAGTTGAGTAAAGATTATATAAGATCTTATTCTGCTTATATTTCAAATAGCAAAAGATAGAATAGTAACACAAAATGATTATATTGAAGGCATTTATCAATTTTTATTAGGTAAAAATATTTCTGTATCTAAAACAGATATATCTGTTACTAGTCCATCTGTTGGAACAGTAAAGGTCTTTTGTTCCCAATCTATCTGCTGCACTTCAAACTGAATTAATTACTAATTTTTTGGCAGTTAGAAAAATTGCAGGAATTGTTGTTGAATACGGACAAAGCAAATGATACTATTATTCAATAATAGTCCCGGGAGCAGGAGTCTCAGGATTCAATTCAAACAGGTATAGAGAGAATTGTTACATGCCGCATTACAATTCTATGCGGCAGCAAGATCTTTCCACCAAAGAATGGGATGGAGATGAAATCGATCCAAAAAGACAATTACCAGGCATGGATTCAATCAATTTATGACAATGCTGATCCTACAAGTGCTCCGGTTGTTAGACTTTTTTATAGAATATTATCGTTGGCTTATTTGATAAAGATGGTTATGGTATTAGGGTTTTATCTAGAAGATATTAAGAGATCCTTTTTATGTTCCTTCATTTTTATATCAAGCATATGCGGATTTCATATTTTACGAACAACTAGACTTTGAAGAATATCCTGAACTTATTAACATAATTTTCAAACATTTTTTGTAAATTATTATGAAAAATATGTTCCAATCAAAGGAACGCCAGACGGCTTGGCATATATCTTAAAATCTTTGTTTGGAGCCACGGTGCAGTATCAATTACTTCTACTGGTGGAAATATAACATATTGTTTCTGATTTAAATGAAAATTATAAAGAATTATTTAAAAAACTTAGCGTGTCCATTTTCATTTAAGCGTAATCATTTAAGTGATCAAAATGAATTTTTTGACTCAATGTATATCGTTTGCTATGTCTAGTAGTTTCTCGCGGAATTATTGGCAAAAAGGCGGAACCTTCTGTTAAACAACTTAGAGTTTTATCTTGTTTTGGTAATGAAGCAATATTTCGGCATGTCCTTACTTAGTAAAAAGTGAGAAATATGATAGCCATTATTGTGGCAGCCTGCGGGTGTGGCGATAAACCACATACACAATTATTAATTAACGGAAAGGCGTATTCAAAATTAGATTATCCATATTTGGCGTGCCCATTGACAATGCCGGGATTTTCCAATTATGATCCAGCATAGTCCAAGAGAAGTTGCCGAACAAAATAGAAAATCAACAATTGAAGTTTATGATATATTAAAACGTGTCTAGAAATGAACGTTTCTTCGCCAGATCCTAGCAGATGATGAATACTAAATTGTTTAAAAAATTGTCAAAAATCACTACAAAATACAATACCTAAATAATTTTTGACATGGAGCCATCAAACAAAGAAGAATTCGTCAGCTTACTGCCGTAGAGCCCTTGGTGAGCCTGTAGTTACATGTAAATGTAGGAGCTACACAAGCCGATGACCGCCTAACAGACTGTTTAAATTATCTAATGGAAAAGCACTTTGACTTCGTTCATCGTGCTCTATTTTCTTATCAATTAAAACAAGTAGATATTGATAGACTGTACATTGATACCTCAGATTTAGGAAATGCTTTAGGTGCAACTGGTGGATGGCCAAGTGGGAAAATATATTAACAATTAGTAAAGTTTATCCAATAACTTCTACGGTTGGAGATTATATCTTTGATTTGAGATATCAGCTCTCAATGCAAGATTTTTGGAATATTTTTTAATCAAGGAATTGCTCCATATGGTGCATTGGCCAGCTATGAAATGGCCAGAAGTTATATTCAAACAATTGAACATACTTTCGCATACCCTGTTTCGTTTACTTTTTCTAAAGGTTACTGGAAAGACTATTTTTAGAAATTGGAAAACAAAAGCTAAAGGCCGGAAATTATATTTTACTAGAAACCTATGTTTCTATTGATATTGATAAATATCCAAAAATTTGGAGAGATCGTATATTTAAACGTTATTATACTGCTATGTTGAAAAAACAATGGGCTCAAAATTTAATGAAATTTAGTGGTGTTCCATTGCCCGGTGGTGCTCAATTAAATGCTCCAGCTCTAATGCAGGATGCTTTAAGGGAAATACAGGAAATTGAAGACAAGATAACAAAGATGTACGAGCCCCCGCCAGACATTCAGATAGGTTAATATGCCAACAAATCCATATCTTCAAGAATATTCAGGAGAGCAAAATCTCGTTGAAGATATCACCATTGAAATAATTAAAGGTATGGGTCGTGATGTAATTTATATTCCAAGACAATATGTCGATTTAGATAGAATTTTTGGTGAAGATATATCATCAAAATTTACTAATTCTTATCCCATCGAAGCTTATGTTGATTCGTGGAAAGGGTTTAATGGAACGGATATTGTAAATCAGTTTGGTATTGAAGTAAAAGATAAATTATCTTTAACAATAGCCAAAAGACGATTTGAAGAAATTATATACTGCTTCTGAGCCATCAATAACAAGACCAAGAGAAGGTGATTTAATTTATTTTCCCCTTTCAAGAAGTTTATTTGAAATTAACTTTGTTGAACACGAAAGTCCATTCTATCCACTGGGAAAAAGATACAGTTATTTTTTGACATGTGAAATGTTCTCTTACAGCATGGAAAAAATTGCAACTGGCGAATACTGCAATCAATGAAATCTATGATACTTCTTATAGAACCTTCTTTGATCTTACTGGTTGGAAGCTTTACTGGTGGAATGGCTTTCTATGAAGGGCAAAGAATCAGAAAGATTACTAGGGCTACTGGTTATGGTGAAATCATAAACTGGAATAAGGGTGCTTCGATGCTTACAATTAATATTTTAAGCGGAACATTTAGTTCTGGGAGCACAGTGTACGCACTCGGAGATACTGCTGGAAATTATCCAGAGGTCACGGCATACATTACTGGCATCACTGCTAATCCTTATCAGATATATGTCTTACGGACCAAGCAAGACCCTCAAAGGCAATAACGAAGATTTTGAAGCTGAACGATTTAATGAAAATATTGTTCCATTTGATACCAAAAATCCATTCTCGGAAGGTAGCTGCTAATGTTTGGTCCATATTACGGTGAATACTTCAGAAAGTTAGTAATTGGGGTTGGTACTCTTTTAATAACATTTATGTTACGCACCCAGAAGATGGGGTTGATAAAAACATAAGAGTTCCGTTGTACTTATGCACCAAAGGAAAAATTTGTAAGAAGACTTTTAGAAGAATCTTCAATTAATAATGATACCAAAATTGGAATACGTTTACCGCAACTTAGTTTTGCAATAAATCAAATTGCTATCGATAATAACAGAAGAAGAAACAAAGCTTATAAAGAATATTATCAAACTGAACCCGGTAAAGCAAATGTTAGTTCTAGTTGAAGTTCCTATTAAATGTTAACTTTAATCTATTCATCTACACAAGACACATCAACGATACTTTACAAATTGCCGAACAAATCATACCCCATTTTAATCCTCAATATAATTTAAAAATTAATTACAACTTGGCTAGAAAGGAAGTTCTAGTTCCATCTGGTGATGTTAAATGCTTTGCAATTAAATGAAAGATATGATGGAGATTTTGGCAATCGAAGATTAAACATGTCTAGTTTAGCATTTGTTGCCAAAGGATCATGTCTTAGGCCCTCCACCGGGAGTTACCGGAACTCCAACTGTTAATACTGTAACAGAGTTTGACTCTAGAATACTGATGTCGACGGACGTACCAGATGGATGGTTAATTTATGGATGTTAATAACAATTTAGAAAACTTTTTTGAAATTGAACCAGTAAAAAAACAAGAAATTACACAAGAAATAAAGCAAGGCGTAACAGGATGTGCCATTCAAGATTATGAGTTTGCCCGAAAAAACCTACGAGGATCTGATTGACAGTGGTGCCGAAGGTTTGAAGGGAATTATGAAGGTTGCTATGGAATCTGATAGCCCTAGAGCATATGAAGTACTAGGAAATATTATTAAAACGCTTGCAGATATAAATGTAAACCTCATGGATGTATTCTGCTAAATTTGCAGAAACAAATAAAGTTACTGTAAAAAATAGTACCAATAATTCTATTTTTGTTGGAACGACAAAAGATTTACAAAATTTATTAAAAAAGCAAAATGAAGTTGTGGAGGTAGATGCAAATGAACAACCAGAGAAGCGGCTACAGATCGAATCACGAATCTTAAAGCCCCGGGTTAATTTAAATTATACTCAGGATCAGCTTGAAGATTACATGCGATTGTGCGAGAGATCCAGTGCATTTCATCATCTAGACACGTAAAAATTGTTAACTCTAAACAAAGGTCTTATCTCCTTTTGAGCCATATGATTACCAAAAAAGATTCATAAGTGCTATTCACAACAATCGATTTGTTATTTCTAAAGTTTCCGCGTCAAAGTGGTAAATCAAGTTGTGTTCTTGGATATATTAATCATTATATTAATTCTTCAAGCAGATGTAAAGGTGGCCATTCTAGCCAATAAACAGAAAACTGCTACTGATTTGTTTTCTAGATTACAGACTGCTTACGAAAATTTACCGCAGTACTTACAACAAGGCGTTCTGGAATGGAACAAGACATCACTTAAAATTAGAAAATGGTTCTTCCGTTGTTTGTGCGGCAACTTCAGCCTCTGCCATCCGTGGTGGTTCATATAATTTTCTTCTACTTGATGAGTTTGCGTATCTTCCACAAAATATAGCTGAAGAGTTTTACGCATCAACATATCCAACAATTTCTTCTGGTACATCATCAAAAATTGTTATTGTTTCTACACCACATGGTCTAAATCACTATTATAATCTCTGGGTCAATGCTTCTAGACCCGCTGAACACCCTTTAAAAATAAATTTGTTCCAGTTGAAATTAGCTGGAGAGATGTTCCTTTGTATCCGGGTTGGTCCAAACCGAGATGAAAACTGGAAACAAGAAACCATAGCAAACACCAGTGAAGAGCAGTTTAATCAAGAGTTTGAATGCTCGTTTATTGGTTCTTCAAATACTTTAATATCTTCTTCAAAGTTGAATATACTGGCTCCAAACGATCCAATGGAGAAAACAACAGAGGGATTAAAAATTTTTGAACAGCCAAACCCAGAAAAGACATATTTTTTGCTGGCAGACGTTTCCAGAGGTACTGGAAACGACTATTCTGCGTTTGTAGTGGTTGAAGGCGGTACGTCGCCCTATAACGTAGTTGCAAGCTTTCAGAATAACACAATAAGCCCATTTGCTTTTCCTACTATTATAAAAAATGTGGGAGAAAAGTATAACAATGCCTATGCCCTTGTTGAAGTAAATGATGTTGGTAGTCAGGTATCTACAATTTTATACAACGATTTGGGGTATGAGAATGTATTAATGACCCAAACAAAAGGTGTAAAGGGACAAGTTTTGTCGCAGGGATTTTCAAATGGAAGATCTGAATTTGGTCTCAGAACAACAGCTCAAACAAAGAAAATTGGCTGTGCTGTTCTTAAAAGATTGGTCGAAGAAGACAAAATTTTGTTAAATGATGACAGAATAATACGAGAATTGATGTCATTTGTGTCAAAAGGCAATAGTTTTAGGGCAGATGACAATCAGTCTGACGATTTGGTCATGTGTTTGGTATTTTTCTCGTGGTTAACACGACAGGAATACTTTGCAGATCTCATAGAATCTTCAAAAAATAAATATTCACAAAATGAAACAGATGCCGAAGAAGATAATGTTTTATTCATGATGGGGGATAAAGATAAAAACAACGATATGATCTCAAAAGAGGGATGGTCGGACGGGGAGGTAATCTGGTATCCGATCATGAAAAATAACTTATAAATAATAACGAGGAAAATATGGCAAATCCATTTAATGCTTTTATAGAAAATTTAAATATAGCTGCTCCAAACCCATCTTTGGAGAATAGATTACTTGCGGTTTTCAATTTAGTTTTTCTGAAAATAAACGAATCTAATCCGGGAGCAACAGCTAGTGGATTACATGCAATATTAAATGGTTTATGGTTGACCAAATGTTATAGTAATGCATATACAAATGGAAAGGGTCAAGTGGGAGATCCTTTATATGCATCATTACTAAAGCCAGTATTTACTGGAAATTTTTATCCAGTAACTGTTAATAACAAATTAGTATGGGTGATAAGAGGACTTTCACCACTTATTAATAATTTAAATCTTTTGGATTCTAGTATTGCTGGATGGATGTCATTAATCGATACCAATAATAATCCTCATATTGCAGATGGTTTAGCAACGAAACCCTATCACAATCTATTGTGGATGAATGGCAATCTTGGTTTAATAGATTTAATACCGTAAATTTTGTTGAGTCATATAATGGATATAATGAAGCTAGAACGAACATTGCTGGAAATGGTATTGCAAAACTTTTGTTCTAAGTGATCAAGGTTTTGATAAATGGCAGGTAAATCGTGCTGGCGCAGAACTAAAAATTTTAGTTGATTACCTAGCATACGGTGGAATATTGCAGTTGTTGCTCCTGATTGGCTTACTTTAAACAATTATGATGACATCTTTGGCATTACACCCAAGAATTGCTGATCAAATTAGAGCTAGTGAATTTCCAGACACTCCCGAAGCACAAATGTTTACTGGTTTATTTACGGGTCCTCTTGATGCAATAGTATCCCTTGATAACGGTGGATTGATTGATACGAGAGTATCAAGAGCTGGTTATGGTATTACAGGAACAAATAGAGTTGCTTATGCGTGTCAACCATATAGCTATGTAAACAGCGGAGTAAGTGCTGCTTTAGCATATGGCTTAACTGGTTCTGAATTAATAAATGATTATTCTTCGCCAACTGGTCGTAGAAACTTTGTAACAATTTTTATGGAAGGATATGGAGCAAATAAGTATCCAGAAATTCCAATCATTCACTGTGGTTTGTCTGGAACAGATTTAACAATTGCACAAGATAGCTCAGACTTTACATATACCGATATCTTTAGATATCCCGGATTGGATGGCCTTACTGGTGAAAGACTAGCCACTGCATCAAAAACATCAGGTCTTACTAGCTACAGATTTACTGAGGCAAATTATTCCGGGCTCAATAGACTTTTTGCTACACTTGGGAAAAATAAAAGAACAATAGGATCAAAAGCTATACCAGATTTTGGAAATGTCTTATCCTCAGAAGTATTAGTTTCAACACCAGCTGTTTCAGATGTAGCAGGAATGATGGCATTGAATAAAGGTTTAAATGGTTTAGGCACATACTGGCCTCCCATAGGAACCGTGAATGGTGTTATATTAAATGGTGAAATTACACCTATAATTAAATTTCAATCCGAGGATGCAAGTCTTTTATCGACACGAAGAGTAAATTTCTTTGATTTTGATCAATTTGCAGGCGATCAAGGAAAATACTTCCTTGCAACAGAACTTACTGGAGCAACAAGTTTTGTTGTAGATGTTTCCGACAGATTAACTGTTCTGTGGATGGTTAGAAGCCTAAGAGAACAAATAACATCTTATGGTCGAAGTGTAATTAATGATAGAGAAAGCAATCCAACTCTGTGGCAAGAAGTCAGAGATCATATTAGAGATTCAATAATTGAACCAAAATACAGTAATTATTTGCAAAGTTATATTATTACTTGCGATAATACCAATAACGTTGTTAATAGTGCTGTCCTTACAGTTGATGTGGAAGTTACCCTAAGCCTATAACTTACAATTATACGGGAGGCAGCGGACCAAGTTTCCTTACTTCATTCCGCCTTAACATAACAATAAGCTAATATGTCTCAATCAATTTCAGATTTTAAATCGGGATTTAATGGCGGAACTCGCGCTAATAGATTTAAAGGTAAAAATAAATTGGCCTAGTACTATATCGGGTGCTGGGAGTTTAAGTCTTGATTATCATATTATTGCCGCAAAATTACCAAGTGCGGAATTGGGCACTATAAAAGTTCCATATCGCGGACGTATAGCTTATTATGCTGGAGATCGTGATATATAAACCTTGGACTGTAACTGTATTAGATGATACCGGAACAGCTACCAATTCGTGGAAATATTTTCATTTATGGGCTAGATGCATTAGGATCACACGATACTAATACAGTAGATGATCAAACTTTTATATACTGCAACAGGAGCAGAGGTTTTGAAAAGATCTTACTTACTCAACTTTATGATCCTATTGCTAATGGTATTGGTTTTGATGATCATAAAAAAATAACTTTACATCATGCTTGGCCATCAGAAATTGGAGAAATTTCGTTAGATATGGGTGAAGGTGGAGGGCTTGTATCTTATTCTGTAACTTTTATGTATGATTATTATAGTATAGAAAATGATGGATCTCCTGAAGCCAAAGCAGCTAGCACGAGTAAAAACAATATCCTAATATAAAACCAGATATATTTAAAGCAAAGAAATAACACCATGGATATAAGCGCATTTAAAACAGCATTTAGCGGCGGCACAAGAGGAAATAGATTTAGAGTAACGGGTTCTATTGGTCTTGAAGGCCAATCAATTACACATTCTTTTCATATTCGTTCTACGTTTATTCCTGCCGTACCACAAATGGTATTGGAAATGAATGCTTTTGGAAGAAAAACTGCACATTCCGGGCGACAGAGAATATGGCCCATGGTCAATAACAGTTTATGATGATGTTGAGGTTAGTACAAGCGCCGAAGGTTCAGCCCCTAAAAATTTATGGTCTTTATTTTCTGATTGGCAAAATAGTATTAATTCCCATACTCAAAATATTACGGACGTTGCAAGTCCATATCTTGACTATAAAAAAGATTGGACTATTGAACATTTAGACTTAAATGGGTCAGATACTCCTTTGAAAAAATTTGTATTAAAGGGATGTTGGCCAAGTAGAGTGGGCGATATAGATTTTAATATGACCCGACGAAATTTTATAAACACATTTTCTGTTGTATTAATTTATGATGAAATTCGCATAAAAGATGTTCATGATGACGTTCAATAAACTCTTATAATTTATCTAAATATTGTGAAAGATTAATATGGCTATAGAATTTTTGGATTTGAATTTGGAGAAGAAAGACCAAAAGAAAACAGTGGTTATCTTTCGGTTTCTAGCAACAATGGCCCAAAAAAATTAATTGCAACAGAGCAATTCGACGGTACTGTTGCAGTCGAAGCAGGTGGAGTATTTGGCACATATATCGATTATTCCACCACAATTAAAGATGAAAATGCTAACATCATTCAATACAGAAATATGTCTCTGTATCCAGAAGTTGATGCAGCAATTGATGAAATCGTAAATGCTTCTATCGTCTGGGGAACAGACAGAAAACCAATAAAAATTGATCTTTCTGAAGTTCCTCTTTCCGATCAATTAAAGAAAAAATTATCAGTAGTTACGAAAGAATTTTAAAGCTATTGGATTTTAATTCAAAGGCTTATGAGATTTATAGAAGATGGTATGTGGATGGAAAATTATTTTATTACATAGCCATCGATGAAAAAAATCCAAAAGATGGAATTCAAGAATTAATTCCACTTGACCCACTTAAAACTAAAAAAGTTAAAAATATAGAAAAACAACCAGCCAGTCTTGAAACTGGAATGGTTTCATTGATTAAAAATATTGAAGAATTTTATCTATATTCCAATAGCGACAGAGATTCATACTTGATGACTCCTCAGCAAGGAATAAAGATTTCTAAAGATGCTATTGCTTATGTTCATTCCGGAATAATTGATTTAAACACAAAAAGAGTTATTGGTTATCTTCATAAAGCAATTCGTCCGGTAAACATGCTTGAGACAACTTGAAGATGCTCTCATGGTCTATCGTGTAGCCAGAGCACCGGAAAGAAGAGCATTTTATGTTGACGTTGGCCAATTGCCAAAACAAAAAGCAGAACAATATCTCAGAGACATGATGTCTCGTTTTAGAAATAAGATTGTTTACAATCAATCAACTGGAGAAATTAAAGATGATAAAAATCATTTATCGAGTTCTTGAAGATTATTGGATTCCCCGTAGAGAAGGCTCCAGAGGCACAGAAATCAGTGTGCTGCCGGGGGGCCAAGCAATGTCGCAGATCGAAGACGTACGAGTACTTCCAAAAGAAGTTGTACTCGGCGCTAAATGTACCGATCAGCAGACTAGATTCAAATAGCGGTTTCAACATGGGCCGCACTACAGAAATTAGCAGAGAAGAACTTAAATTTTATAAATTTATTGAAAGATTACGCCATCAGTTCAGTCAAATGTTCTTACATCTTCTAAGAGTTGAATTACTTCTTAGTGGAACAATGACTGAGGATGATTGGAACTCAATAAAATATTATTTCCAATTTAAATTCAATACTGATAACTACTTCTGGGATCTCAAAGAAGCAGAAATTTTAGCTGAACGATTGAAGATGGCTGGTGGCTGAAAGTTATGTCGGTAAATATTTCTCTGCCAAATACGTACAGCAAAGAATAATGAATTTTTCAGACGAAGAACTTAATAAAATTCAGAGTGAAATTAAAGAAGAACAGATGAAAGCGCAGGCGGAACAAGCATTATTAGCTCAACAGCAGGCTTCTATGGGAATGCCTCCCCCGCCGAAGAGGAGCGCCGCCACAATGATGAGCCCACAAAGAGTTCATAAATTAATTGAAAATTTGATGGAGGGTGAAGAGGATATATTTTTAAATGGTCT